ACTTCGCCCGGCCGCTTCCGTAACAGCCTGCATTTCTGCCGACTTCATGAGTTCGTTCAGCCCCGGCAGATTTAACTCGAATTCGACCGCCTTACTCATACCGTGCCACCTTCACTTTCTTGTTCCATGGCGTCGGCACAAGTGCATCAATTCCCTGTGTTGGCGCTCCGACAGTCTCGAATCGTTCTCCCCAGAACTCAACGGTGCGGTTCGTCCATGTGTGAGCATCTCCCTTCGGAATGCCGAGCGTGTACGCGATCCGCTTGCCCGATAAGTTCAGTTCCGTAGTAATATCGTCTGTCGATGGCTCTCCAATCAACACGTTCTCGACCTCTTCCGATGTCTCCATATAGATTGGCCGATTGAAAGCATCAATGCCGGTCTGCGTCCGGTCGTGAAGGATAATTGTTATACCTCGCATAGAATCACCCCTCACCAGTCACGTTCGTTTCTTCCGGAGAAAATCCGACAATATTGACCTTCTTGCCAAGCACAGGCGTCTGATCAAATTCGGTGGCGTACTCCTGCACAGGAGACCAAGAACCGACGTGATCACCAATGCCGAGCATCTTGCGCTCTGTCTTGGTAATATACACCTCACCAGTAGCACCGCCGGTCATCGTCCATGACTGAGAATAACCCAGAGCCGAAATACTTCCCTGACTCGCGCCCGCTGGAATACCGGAGGTCGAACCATCGCCGATGGCACGCGCCACCATGCGGCAGGAAACGACTTTTGCAGTATCAACGGGAACATCGTCTGTATACGCATCAATCAGGACGGCCGCATCATCAAGAAGCGCCGCACAGACCGTTCGCTGATCCGCTGTCATCGTGTACGTCAGCCGCGCTTGTACGTCATCGACTGTCGCGTATGCCATCGCCATCACCTCATTCTTTCGTGGTCTTTTTCCGTGTCCGCTTCGGCTTCTCTGCGGGCTTCTCAGGGTCTGCGGCGAGCTTGTGACCCGCCGCTTTGTACTCTTCAACCCTCTCGTCCGCTACCCACATTTCAACGCCGGTAAAGCGGTCGATCATCTTAATCATGCGTGTGCTTTGGTCAGCTTGCCGAAGTATCCGGTCTCAGCCACGAAACCGATCTCGATTTCAGCACGAACCGCGAACATGTTCTGCTGGAACAGGTTGATGGTGGTGTTGCCGCTGGTCAGGGTAGCGTCTGCGGAGTAGTCGATCTTTACACCTTCTACTACGCCGTACATGGCATGAGTCCAATCGCCAGCGATACCGACGACATCCGGAGTGGCGCCAGAGCCGGAAGTCCCCGCTTTATAAGCTGCGGAGCTGAAGTAAACCGGAGAGCCAAGCAGGCGATTTACTGCGCCTTCTGCGGCAGTGTTTACAAACAGAGGGCGCTTGGTTGTATCCTGAGCGCCGAGCAGTACACCACGACCCTGCGGGCTGAACACGTAGCCGTTGATGGTGCCGCCCTGCGTGGAAATTGCGGTATCAATCGCAACCAGACCGTCATAAGCGGTAGCGTTTGCAGTGTCCAGAGCATAGCCGGTCACAGCAGAGAAGTTGTCGAAGTTTGCCAGAGTTCCAGAAGTCGGTCCGAAGAACACGGTCTCGTCGAACTTCTTCGCCAGCACTCCGGGCAGGCGGGAAATCAGTGCATCATACAGAGCCGCCGCATCACGTCTGAACTCATCGGAGAAGGGCACGATCACGGCCAGCTTGTGCGCCTGCATGATCTTTTTGTCGAGAGTCGGATTGCTGACGGGCTTCACGCCGGTCTCGCTGACCCATGCCGCCTCGGGGTCAGATGCGATGATCGGAATCTGAGCACCACGTCCGGGCAGTGCGATCTGGCGGGCGAGCTGCATCACAGCAGAGCCTTCCTGGGTCTTCTGAATGATCTCCTGGGAGACGTCGTTCGGTAATTCAATATTCGTTCTATTGGTTGGTACACCAGTGCCGGTAATAGCCATTGTATTTTTCTCCTTTACTGAATTTTGTTAAACCAGTCCGCGAACGAATCGCGGGTGGACTGCTGAGAATCAACGTGAACTTCTCCGCCATCACGCAAGGTCGGGTAAGTGTCGCTCTTTTTGAATTCGAGAATGGCATCTGCCTGACTTACGCAGTCCTCCTCCGTACCGCCTGTCAGCAGTGCGGCCGGAATGCCCTTCTCTTTTGCAACTTTCTCGCGCATGGTTCGCAGCGCTTCCGCCGCCTTCATGCCATCAAGTTCTTTCTGTAGTTTGGCCGATTTTTCTCTTTCCGCCTTTAGGTCGTCAGCAGAAATGCTGCTTGCCTTGTTGGAATCAAGCTGTTTCTGAAGCTCTGCAAGTCCTTCTTTCGCCTTGTTGATATCTGCACCGTTCAGCCCCATAAGTTTGTCGACCTGTTCTTGTGTAGCTTCCGGGAAGATATCCGTGATGTCGGTTCGTTTCATGTAAGTTCCTTTCGGGTCTACGCTTTTTACGAGGTCGCATCTCGTGGCCTTGCGTATATTACGAGTCGCCACTCTAAAATTGATTTCTATAAGATACGGATTATGTAATATCCGTTTCTTCACTCTTATCCTCGGCGTAGAACATCCGTCGCATTGCGTTTATCTTCTGCTTCGGCGTTGATCCTTCTGCGCCGTAATACATTTTCGCATACGCATCTGGGTTGTATCCGGCAACGTTTGAGTCATCGAACCGAATAGCGTAAGTGCAATCACAATTCGCATGGATGTGTTCCGCATGACCATTCTTCAGGGCGCTCCTAGATGCCCTCTGCCAGCCCCTAGACGCTAACGTAATGCAGAACGCACAAGTCTCACCACGCGGCACCCACGCCCATTCTGCGCCGTCACGGAGCGCGTTTTTCATGGTCGTGTCAACGCCTGCCATCTTTACCATCCGGCCGACTGCCTGACTGATAATATCTTTGTTGCCGGTCTTAATGGTTCCGTTAACAGCTTTCGCAACTTCCTGATAGGTCGCTGTTGCTGCTGGCATCGCCGGAGGAATGGTTTCGCCCATCAATTCGGCTAGCGCATCGTACATCTCACAGGAAAGAGCCGCAGCAGCTTCACCATATTTCTGCGTAAGTTCATAAGCATACCGAATAATTTCGGCTCGCTCACGATCGGGAATTGCGGTAATATCGACGTATTCCAAGCGCTTCACCATGTTCGCAACAGCGGTGTTATTAATCCGTCGCAACCGCTTGATATAATTGTCCCACGCCCTCGCGCTTATCGTCATTCGGCATCACCTTCCAACTCAGCGACAAGGGATATTCCACGCGCTCTTGACTCCTGTGCCCGAATACGCCGGATGTCAGCTTGGTCGAATCCGATCATCTCCAAAAATGTGTCTGTGTTCGCAAAGCCCTCACGGGCGGATGCAATCTTGATAGCAGCATCAGCCGTCACGCTCACGGATGGCATGGCCGGATTCTTGAAATGTGCCATGATATTGCGCTGTTCTTCCGGCAATTCATCAACGGTAGTATTCTGAGCAACTGCGAGCGCCATCTGTGCAATCGTCCGCAGGCTATCACCATTGGAAGTGTTCAGCTGTTCCGCAAGAGCAACCAGCGTCTGTGTCTGTGCTAGGATTGCGTCCGAACTGGTAGGATTGGCGTCATTTACAACGCCTGTATCCGTGACAGACAGCCCTGTTGCCGCAGAAAACTGCGTTGCAAGCACTCGCATCATTTCCACATGTGGTGATATAGTCCCCTGCTGAAGCTGGCCAAACGTCGGCTTCTCGCCGGTCTCCGGATTCGTGGTCGATGCAATGATATTGCCAATGTACTGCTTGAATTTCTGATTGATGAGAATGTCATATTGATCGTCTGTCACGCCCATCAGATATTTCTGCGGCGCTGTCGAGAATTCAAGGCCAATTGTGGCGTTCGCAATCGTCCGCACGTACCCTTGTATCAGCCTGCGTATAGGTTCTTTGATTCTGGAACGTCCAAACGGCTTTTCACTCGTAGGATTCCAAATAAGCGCTTCCATCAGAGGACGCCCCATCTTATGACGGTACTCTGTAGCGCTCCAAGCGTCGCCATTCCGACGGATCACCCACACCGACGTATCGTTGTACAGATAAATCAACGAGGGAACGACCAAATCAGCGTTTACCTTGTCCGTCTCAGCTCCGATAATGGCAAATCCATAAGCAATCCGGCCAAGTTCACCATCCCACACCGCCGCTGCTGTCTGCGGAGAATGGAACCGGATGCGGCAACCAATTACGCGGTCAGCCGAAAGCGTTGCGAATGTACACCCAAGCATCAGTTCATCACGGCAAGCCTTGTTATATTCCGCAATCAGTCGGTTATCATCCATCAGTCGCGTCAGTTCCGGAACGTCAGCGCCGTTCTCTCCGACAAAACCATCAAACATGGATCGTGCCGCAAGAACATCTACGCATTTACCGCCCCAGGAACACCCAATTTCAAGCCCCCGAAAGGACTTAGGCAGCGCAATGCCGAGATTCACTTCCGAAAGCGGCACTTTGCCTTCATAGTATCTATTCTTTTCGAAATTCTTGCTGGCATGGGAATTGTAAATATTAACCAGCTTCGCAAACTGACGGCGTGCCACATCATCAAGGCCGACCACGTTCGCAGGCATAACGCTTATCATGTTTTCTTCTCCTATCCAATACGCATCGCCTTGTGAGGGTTCCGCTTTGACGTCCTCGCGCCCCAATATGCTAGGGCACACGCTTCGATCGGGCTAGAATTCTCACCGCCGAAGCCCCAACCACCGGATATCGGACGCTTTACGGACGTCCTTGCGGATTCGTCTAACATTTCCTGTGGTTGATACCATGTCACTGAATGTTCGTTCAGAGCATCAGTTAGCATACTGACGGCAGCTATCACAGATTTCGCCGACGGCCTAACCACACTATCTTTGTATTTCCACGTCGGCGCGATTTTATCCACAAGAACATCCACACCGTTCTTCCCGTCAATCACCACGCAGCACGCATTCTTAACCCTTGCACAGAGCCATTCTGCAAGCCACTGGACGCCTAGTCCTGTTGGACGCCTATCTATCAACTCGATACGCGCAGCGCCGTCCTCTGGCACCACAGCACCGCACAGACACACCTCGGAACCATCCGCTGAGAACTTCACGCCGTAAGCGGTCTTCCCTGCCGGCTTCGGCGCCATGGATGCGCAGG